TGGGCTTCACGGTGCCGTCTCCGTCCGTGCCACCGCTGGCCTTGATCGTCGCGGTCGCCTCGAAGGACTGGCCGTTGATCGTCGCCTTGTTCGTGTAGGTCGTCTGGCCCTCGACGGGCTTCGTCGCATCCGGGAAGGTCACGCACACGAGCGCGCCCGCCGGGGGCGTGAAGGTCAGCGTGTGCTTCGCGTCGTCCAGCTTGCCGTCCGTCCAGCTCGTCGTCTTGGGGTCCCACGTGGGGCCGGTCGAGCACTTCACCGCCGCGTGCAGGGTGTTAGTCTCGTCGGTGATCGTGTACTCGACGCCCGCGTCGACCTTCCACTGGATGCCCCAGGCGATGGACCCATTGGCATCGGTCCACCCGTACTTCACGGTCTCGGGGCGCGCGTACTCGAAGTGCGCGGGACCCGAGCAGTCGTTGCTGCACGTGCCGGTGCCGTCCTTATCGCCCCACACGAGGGTGCGGACCGTCTCGCCGTTCAGGGTGATCTGGGTGGACTCAGTACCCACGGCCTTATCGGTGAGCTGCGCGCGGGCGTGGAACGTGCCGGACACGTCCTGCTTCGCCGCCCACGCTTCGGGAACCTCGGTCACCGTGCAGGTGAGCGTGCCCTGGTCGGCGACGCACTCACCAATACGGGTGCCGTCGTCCAGCGTGAACGGAAAGCCCGCCTTCCAGGCAAAGCCGCCATCGACACTAGCCACGGTGAGGGTAGAGCCGACGGTCAGGCGCGGGGTGGCCCAGGTGCCCTCAACGGTCACCTCGCTTGTGGTCTGGCGCGACGCGGACGTGGCCTTCGTGACCTGCGCGCTGATCGGCTCGGGCGTGTTGGGGGCCGCGAGCGCAGGGGCCGCCGCTGCGACGGCAAGGCCAAGGGTGAGGCCGAGGCCCGCGAGCGCGTACTTGGTGTTCATGGTAGTTGGTCCTTTCAAGGATGCCGGGTCACCGGGGCGGTGACATGAGTCAGTATAGGGCACCCCGCCGCCCCACGCAACACAAAGCGCTAAGGGCGGCGGGGCGTGTGGTCAGGAGGCGGCGATACCCACGCGCGGGCCGTCCAGGCGCTCACCCATCCAGCCGATGCCGGACACGTAGCCGTCGCGCTCGCCGCTCGCCTCCCCGTCACGGTCGATCAGGAGGCCGCGCGCCGGACGAATGTTCACACCATCCCGCGCCTTCGCCTCGGCACGCTGATAGCGGGAGGCCAGCACGAGGTCCTGGCCCGTCGAGGTCGTCTCCTCGCGGGTGGCGATCTCGATCCTGTCCGCGATACCCTGGAAGAAGCCCATGACGTAGGAGCGGCGGAAACGTCGACGCTCGGACTCACTGTAGAAGTCCTCGTAGCGCAGGCGGTCCTTCAGCATCGACGGGTAGGACATGATGGCGGCGTTGTAGAACTCGGTCACGTATGCGAGGTCGGACCTGGTGCCGACGATGGTGGCGAGCGTGTGCCGCTTGTACGTCCTCCACGAGCAAAAGCAGTCCAGCGCGCGGGCGAGGGCGGCGAGGCCGTCCACGATGGCGCGCGCCATCGACGCGGAGCCGCCCTTGATCTCAACCTCCATCGAGGTAATGTCCTCGTCCTTGGCGCGCGCGTCGCCCTCGGGCAGGGACTCGATGCGGTAGCGGACCATGAGGCGCTCGGCGCGGCGCTGCGCCAGTTCGCGCTCGTTGATGGACGCGCCTCGGTCGGAGGCGATACGCAGGAGCTGCCTAATCTGCTCGATGATCTTGTTCTCAGTCATTGGTCTTGGTCCTTTCAGTGTCCGATGGTGAAGTGAGGGCGAGAGGGATTGACGGGTCCGGTCGAGTCGTCCTCGATGACGACGCGGGCAACCGGGATAGTCACCGTGATGAAAGAGTACCCGTACCCGTTTGTTTCCTGGCGAATGCCGTTGATGGGGCGGATGATCTGGGAGCCAATACGGGCGTACCCGGTGTTGACGTTGTACGCGAACTCGGGGTCCTCGGGACGGTCGTGGGTGGTCATAATGGTTGGTCCTTTCGATGGGGTGGAGGCCCCGCCGGGGTGGCGGGGCCTCCGGGGGTGGGTCAGGCGAGGGCGTTCAGCTCGTCGGCGTAGTCGGCCTTGATCTCCTCGAGCATCGGCTCACGGCCCTGGGCCTCGTACTCGGTTTCAGCCACGCGGTTGATCAGGTCGATCTGCTCGGCGTTGAAGCTCTGGAGGCTGACGGCGGAGAAGAAGTAGCGGCTCATGGTCTTGGTCCTTTCGGTTCGGGTCACCGTCTCTCGGTGACGTAATCAGTATAGCACACCCTGGGACCAGTAGCGCAACATCTAGCGCCTGTAACGTCAGTCACACAAGCGGCGAACCTTGCCATCCCCACGTCGACGCGGCGGGAGACCCGGCACCCCCAGCCCATCCAACCACGCGGCGACCTCCACCGTCCCGCTCAACAGAACGACCTCAACGCCCGCCCGCCTCGCGCGGTTATGCCACGCCGCCTGAATAGGCCGCACGCGCCCGCCCGGACGCTTCAGCTCCACCAGATACACACGCCCCTCCCAGATCACCAGCCGGTCAGGGATACCCGCGTCCACGGGCGCGAGCTTCGGACACAGACCACCCGCCGCGCTCACCCTGTCGTGCAGGAGGCGTTCGGCCAAAGACTCCAGCTCGGTGCTCACGCTGCCACCTCCTCGGGCCAGGGATACACCACGGGGGCCGCGTTCACGCCCACCAGCGAGTAGATGCCCAGCGTGTGGTCGATCCACCGACGCACGTCGGAGCGGTAGGTCAGCAGTCCGGCGCGCCCTGTGTGGGCAATCAGCGCGACGCACCCCGGCGCATCCACCATGAGGGGGAGCATGGCGCTGATGCGACCCGGCGCGAGACGAGGGCGGACGACGCGGCCACCACCGAGGCCGATCACCGTCGCACGGTAGGTAGGCGGCACGCCCTCAAGGCCGCTGTTACGCAGCGCGTCGGTGAGGCTCACCCACACGTGGCCGCAGGAGTCGAGGCCCACGAGGAGCCGACGATCACCGCCTGGCTCAGGGATGAGGGCATAGTCAATGATGTAGGGGCGGCGCTTGCCGCACGGTTCAACACGTTCCATACACCCTATGTTAGCGCTTTATGCGCCGTCCTGTCGAGCGCCGCCGGGTGGTGGGCCGACCTCGTGGCCCCGTGCCCCGCACGTGCCGCGTTTCGGCTTGTTCTATATAAGACACCCGGATACAAGCCGTAACGAGGGTCTTGTTACAACTCTTGTTACAACCTTGTTACACCCTGTTACGCCCGGAATATCAAGGCAAACGCGGTAAAGCGCTCGGTTCCCGTAACTATAAATCCTATTTACTTCTAATAAGAAAAAATTGTTCAGTAGTAAAACAGCCTGTTATACTAATGAACAATTCCGCTAAAAATCTGCTCTATATAGGAAAATGGAACCGCTCTGTTACAACAAGTGTAAAAAAGCCCGGAATACCAACGAAAAACACCCGTAACAAGCGTGTAACAAGGTTGTAACAAGGCTGTAACAGGGCAAAATCTTGTTACAAAACGCCCACAAACGTTGAAAACACGCTGTAACAGAGGCAAACCGCTAACCTACTTGACACATTCACCCCGCCGCCCGGCCCCGCGCACCCCACGAGGTAGGCGCACCAGGGCCACGCGAGGTAGGCCCGGCGTGCTACACTCACCCCATGACCCCCAGACCCGGCACCTCCCGCACCGGCACCGCACGCCACAAGCGCTGGCGCGTCCGCGTCCTCCACCTCGCACAAGCCAACGGACAGACGCACTGCCCCGATTGCGGACAGCCGCTCGCCTGGGGAACCACGCTCCAGCCTCGCAGCCCCGAACCGGACCACGTGGTGCCAGCCGCACGAGGCGGGCGCGACACCATCGACAACGCCCGCGTCACATGCCGCCAATGCAACCAGCGCAGAGGCTCAAAGCCCATCCCAAGCCAGCCCAGGCCGACCCAGGCCCATACCGTCGGAGGCATCCAATGGTGAACACCACCTACCCGAAACCCATCACCGACTGGATGGGACGGACCATCAGGACCGAAGTCCCCAGAACTGCCGCGTCCCGCACTCCCGATGTGGCAAACCTCACGCCCGAAACCAATACTTACCACTTGACAAGGGGCGGTATCCCCTCCCCCGTCTCCCAGGAACACCCAGAGGCCCAAGCGAAATACCCCCCTGGGGTACCCGAAACCGCCCCTAAGCGCTAAACACGTCATGCGCTAAAACCACCCGGATATGCTATAATCGGCCCCATGAACGACTTTGACCTGCTCGATCTGCTCGACGAGACCCCCAACGGGGCATACTCCGTCGTGATCTTCCCGAACCGCGACGCTCTGCGCCGCAAATTCCAGCCGTTCGTCGGCCAGTACGACCCCACGTACCGCACCCACTCGCTTCACCGTGCCGAGTACCTGGAGGACCGCAAGCGCCGCGCCCGCGTCTACCTGCGCACACCCAAGCAGATCACGGCTGCGAACCGAAACCGCGCCATCGACGGCGCGGTCAGGGCCTATATCGCGCCCGGCGTGAACGTCTCCTACCTCATGGAAACGTGCCTGAAAAAGTCCGGCATCTACGAGGTGCTGCCAGCCGACGCGGCGGGGCTGATCTGACATGCCCGAGAAGTACGACCGCGAAGCGGAGCTGCGCGACCTCCTGGACACCGCACGGGAGGCCATCCGGGTGGCGAAGCCCGATAGCCTGTCGGCGCTCCTGAACGCCGCCAACAAGCTGTCCCGCGACCTCTACGAGCTGGAAAACCCGGTGCCCTCGGCCTCCCCCACGCCTCCCAAGGGCCGCGAGGAGACCGCCGTGGACATCTTCAAGGCGAGGATGCGCAAGCGTGACACCCGCGCCTCCTAGCCGGGAGGCGCTGGAGGCCTCCCAGCGCCCCTGCGTGACCATCACGTCCCCCTCGATTGACTCGCTGGGGGACCTCGCCATATCCCTGGCAGCCGACTACAAGCTGGTTCCAGACCCCTGGCAGGCCTGGGTCCTGGACAACTGGCTGGCGACGGCGGGCGATAGCTGGGCCAACCTCACATGCGGGCTGGCCGTGCCCCGCCAGAATGGCAAAAACGCCGCCTTGGAGATCAGGGAGTTGTTCGGCGTGATCGGGCGCGGTGAGCGCATCCTGCATACGGCGCACGAGGTGAAGACGGCGCAGAAGCATTTCCGCCGACTGAAGCACTTTTTCGGGCAGAAGACGAACGACCCAGGCGCGAAGTTCCCCGAGCTGAACGCCCTCGTGGAGAACATCCGCAACGTGAACGGCCAGGAGGCCATCTTCTTGAAGAATGGCGGGTCTATCGAGATCGCCGCCCGCTCGAAGGGGTCGGGCCGTGGTTTCACGGTCGATATTCTCGTCATGGACGAGGCGCAGCAGCTCACGGACGAGGCGCTGGAGGCGCTTCTGTCCACCACGTCGGCGGCCCCGCTGGGTGACCCGCAGTGGATTTACACGGGCACGCCGCCGGGTCCGACGGCGGAGGGCGAGGTGTTTTCGCGCGTGCGCCGCGACGCGCTGAGCGGTGAGTCTTCGCGCACGTGCTGGGATGAGTGGTCTCCGCCTGGCCTGCCCAGGTCGCTGGCTGAGGTCGATCTGGATGACCGGGACCTGTGGGTGCGGACCAATCCGGCGGTCGCGTCTGGTCGCTTGAAGCTGAGCGTGATTGAGGCTGAGCGCAAGCGGTACTCGGACGATGGTTTCGCCCGCGAGCGCCTCGGCTGGTGGGCCTCCGACGACAACACGCGCCGCCTGATCTCGCTGGACGACTGGGAGGCGACGGGGGTCACGGAGCTTGCCCCCGAGCTGACCTCGGATCACGTGGTGCGCGCTTTGGGCGTGGCTTTCTCGAAGGACGGGCGGCGCGTCGCGGTGGCTGGCGCGCTGCACGACCGCAAGACAGGCGCGTCCCACGTGGAGCTGATCGACCTCGAAGCCGGTGACTTCTCATCCATGAACAGTGCTGCGCTCGCGGACTGGCTGTACGAGCGCCGGGGCCGTTACTCGGCGGTGGGCGTGTCTGGCCGTTCGGGCGCTCTGGCGCTCCAGCAGGACCTGCGCGCGCTGCGTCCGCCGCGCCGCTACCTGCACGTCCTGGACAACGCGGAGTACTTCACGGCCTGCTCGGGCTTCTTGAACGCGGTCAGGGGTCGCACGGTCTCGCACCCGGGCGGGTATAATGCGGATAGCGACCCCCTGGATGCGTCTGTGGGGGTGTCAGACAAGAAGATCAGGACCACGGACGGTGCCTGGGGGTGGCACTCGACGGCCCAGGAGGGCGACGAGGTGCCCCTGGAGGCCGTGAGCGTGGCGCTGTGGATGGCGCGGACGACGCGCCGCCGCCCGAATAGGAGCCAGGAGGCCCTCGCATGAGTACGAATGTTGACCTGCGTCTGATCGCGGGCATGGGACCCCAGCTATTCACCGCGCCCAGCGTCGCTGGCCTGCCCGTCGATCTCCAGGCGACGCTGGAGGAGCTGGTGAATACCTGGCAGGCGCGCTATCCGGGCAACGCGCGTCGCCAGGCTTACCTCGATTGCAAGGTGTACGTCGACAGCCTGGACATTGCGCTTCCTCGGGAGATCGCGCGCGACCTGCGCCTGGTGTCGACGTGGCCGGAGAAGGCGGTTTTCTCACTCACGTCGCGCTGCCACTGGGACGGCGTGGTGGCCCCGGATGGCACGGAAGACCCCTACGGGCTGTCCTCGATCCTGGACGAGAACCGGTTTGCCACGGAGATCGGGCAGGCGGTCGCCAGCGCGGCAACGCATGGCGTGTCTTTCCTCGCCACGCTGCCGGGCGACGTGGCGGCGGGTGACCCGCCGGTCCTCGTCCTTCCGTACTCGGCTATGACGGCGGCGGCCCTGTGGGACCGTCGCCGCCGGGGCATCCGCGCGGGCCTCCTCATCAACGACGTGGACTACCTCGGTCGGCCCGTCGAGCTGATCCTCCTGACCCCGCACGTCATGGTGAGCATGGCTCCCCTGGGCGCTCAGGGGTGGTTCGTGACCGGCCACGTGGAGCATCATCTTGGCCGCACGCCTATGGAGGCGCTGGTCTACCGAGGCAACCTGGATCGCCCGCTGGGGCGCTCCAGGCTGACGGACGGCGTGCTGTCCATTGTGGACCGTGCCGTGCGCGCGTCGATGCGCATGGACGTGTCCTCGGAGCTTTTCACGGCCCCCGGCCTGCTCCTGCGAGGCGTGGACAAGACGACGTTTGACCAGATCAAGGGGTCTTGGTCGTGGCGGCTTGGGTCGGTGAAGGGTATCTCCCGCGACGAGGACGGCGACATCCCCGAGGTCGATATGATCCCCCAGCAGTCCATGCAGCCATACGTGGACCAGCTTCGTGAGCTTGCTCAGGAGATGGCGGGCGCGCTGTCCCTCCCGGTGGGGTCCCTCGGCATCGTCCAGGACAACCCCTCGTCGGCGGATGCGATTTACGCGGCGCGCGAGGAGCTGGTGACCGAAGCCTCCGACTTCAACGACGCGAACAGCTACGCGCTTAACCGCGTGTATCGCAACATTCTGATGCTGCGTGATGGGGTCCTGCCCGAGGACGCGGCGCGTATCTCCACGCACTGGCGCAACCCCGCCCGCCCGTCCATCGTGTCCCAGTCGGACGCGATGATCAAGCAGATTCAGGCTATCCCGGAGATCGGCAAGACCGACGTGGCCCTGGAGGAGCTGGGCTACACGCGCCAGCAGATTACGCGGATGCGGGCGCAGATCGAGCAGACGAGGGGCCGGGATAACCTGGACGCGATTCTGCGTGGCGCTCGCGGCCCCGCCGCCGGGGGTGGTGATTTTGACCTCATCTGAGCAGCTGAGGGTTTACGATCAGCTGGTCAGGGCGACGCTCACGGGCGCGGAGGACCAGCTGGTGAGTCTGTTCCGCGTCCTGAATTTCGAGGACGTGCCCCTGTCGCGCGAGGAGATGAAGCGTTTCCTGAGTAGCCTCGTGGATGCCTACGGCCCCGCCTTGACGCAGGGCGCGCTTGACTGGTATCAGGAGCTGCGGCCCGCGTACAAGACGGCGTACACGCCGAAGGCGCTGATTCCGGCGAACTCGGCGGAGCGGATCGACCGGCTGAGCCGCTACGCGGCGGGCCTTGGTCAGGACAACCCGGGCCGGGCTATCCGCGTCGTGGCCGGGGCCATCGGGCGGGAGATTCAGACCGGGGCGCGCCGGTCGATTCTGCGGGCGGCGGACCTGGACCCGAGCGCCCCGCGCTTTGCCCGCGTGCCGGTCGGCAAGACGTGCGCTTTCTGCACGCTTCTGGCCTCGCGCGGGTGGGTGTATCACTCGAAGGACCTCGCGGGAGGCGCGGGGCACGAGTACCACGACTCATGCGACTGTCGGATCGTGCCGGACTGGGAGCACAAGGCGCTGCCCGGTTACCATCCGGACGATATGTACGCGGCGTACCTGTCGGCGCGCCGTGCTGCGGTGAAAGATGGTGTGAAGGCACCATCTGGGCGTATAATTACGGCGTATATGCGGGACGGCCACCCCGAAATGTTCTCGGATGGTCAGGGTGTGGATCGTCCTTCGCGGGCGCTCCGCTCGCGCAGGCTTGAGAAGCTCGCGGCTTCTCGGGAGAAGGAGAACAGCAATGAAGAAGAAGGCTAAGGCCACGGCCACGGCCACGGAGGCGGCGCAGGAGGCCGCTCCCGCCGTCGATCAGACCCCCGAGGCACCGGAGGCCACTCCGGCGGCTCCCGAAGCGCCTGAAGCGCCCGCTGAGGACGCTCCCGAAGCGCCTGAAGCGCCCGAGGCACCGGCTGAGGAGGTCTCCGAGGAGTCCGCGGACTCCCCCGAAGCGCCCGAGGCACCCGCTGAGGATGCTCCCGAAGCGCCCGAGGCACCCACTGAGGGCACCCCGGACGCGGTGAAGGCGCTCCAGGAGACCGTCGAGGCCCTTCAGAAGCAGCTCCAGGAGATGCGCGAGCGCGAGGAGGCCCGCGAGCGCGAGGCGAAGCGCGCGCAGCGCCTGGAGAAGGCGGGCATCCCCGCCACGCTTGGGTCTTTCATCCGCGATGACGCGGACCTCGAGGCTCTGAATGAGGCCCTGGCTGGCCTCGCTAAGTCCACCCCGGCACCCGCCGGGGCTGCCTCCACGCCCACGCTCCCCACCGTGGGGACGAAGAACCCCGGCGGGGAGGTGCTCAGCGTTGACGAGATGATCGCCCGCGCTGAGGCGAACGGCGACCACGCCGCGCTCTCCAGCCTCAAGCTGGCGAAGCTCTCGGCTGCGTCCAATCTCATCTAGGAGGAAACATGACCGGCGTTACTGGTCAGGGCACGACCTACAACCTGCCCAACTACACCGGAGACCTGTTCCTGGTCTCCAAGGAGGACACCCCGTTCCTGTCCGCCATTGGCGGCCTGACCGGCGGCGAGTCCGCAGGGTCCACCCTCATCGAGTGGCAGACCGAGGACATGCGCGACGCGGACATTACCCGCCAGCGCACCGAGGGCGCTCAGGCCCCCAACGGTGAGGAGCGCCCGCGCTCCCGCGTCTCCAACGTCCTGGAGATTCACCAGGAGGCGGTGGAGCTGTCCTACACGCGACAGGCCACCACTCGTATGCGCTCTACCGACGGCGAGAAGCTGGTGACCATTGGCACCACGACCATGCCCGAGTCTGAGCTGAAGCACCAGCTCGACCTGTCCCTGAAGCAGGTCGCCCGAGACGTGAACCGTGCGTTCATTCAGGGGGTCTACCAGAATCCCACGGACAACACCACGCCTCGCAAGACGCGCGGCCTCGCCGAGGCCATCACGACCAACGTCGTGGCTGGCACCGGCAACCTGACCGAGGACCTCGTGCTGGACACCCTCCAGAAGGTGTGGGAGCACGGCGGTATCCGTGAGGGCGAGACCCGCACGATTCTGGTCGGCGCGAAGATGAAGCGCGCCCTCTCCAAGGTTTTCATCAAGGAGAACGGCTACCGCGAGACCTCTCGCACGGTCGGCGGCGTGAACGTCCAGGCCATCGAGACGGACTTCGGCGCGTGCAACATCATGCTCGACAATGATGTTCCCGCCGATACCCTCCTGGTCGTGTCCCTGGAGGAGTGCGTGCCGGTGTTCCTGGAGATTCCGGGCAAGGGTACGTTCTTTGCCGAGCCGCTGGCGAAGACCGGCGCGTTCGACAAGGTGCAGCTGTACGGTGAGATTGGCCTGCGGTATGGTGCTGAGCAGCACCACGGCAAGCTGAAGCTCTCCTGATCGACTCCGGAGGCGGGGCCTTGAGCATCGGCCCCGCCTCCGGCCCAACTGTGAGGAGAACACCGTGAACATCTACTCATCTATCTACCCTGATCTGCTTCTGGTCCTGCCTTCGGGCAGCGTCCAGTTCATCGAGGGGTCGGCTACGGTTACCGACGAGAAGCTGGCGGGCGAGGTCCGCGAGCTGGCGGCTCGCGCGGAGGACCTGGGGCTGATCGCTCCCGAGGCTGAGGCCGGGGACGAGAAGCAGGGCAAGAAGTCCGGCAAGAAGGCCGACGAGGAGCTGGTCTGACGTGACCGCCCTCGCCTTCGCCACGCTTGACGATCTGCGCGACCGTCTGTCCCCCGAGGACCTTCGGGTGGTGGACGCGGCTCCGGCGCGCGCTCAGGTCCTCCTGGAGGATGCGAGCGACCTTATCCGGCACCGCTGCGCGGGCTGGGAGGGTGCGCCGGAGTCGGTGCGGGTGGCGGTCGTGTGCCGCGTCGTTGCCCGCGCTTTGCGTCAGCGTCCGGCGGGCGTGGCCGGGGATGCCTCCCAGGTCACCCAGACCACCGGCCCGTTCACCATGTCCACGTCGTGGTCGACCCCGAGCGGGGACCTGTTTCTTACGAGGCAGGACCGCGACGACATCAACGGGGCCACAGCCTCGTTTTTCGGGTCGGCGGATACCCTGTTTGGGGGTCGCTCGTGAGCGTCATGGAGGCATGGAAGGAGCCAGCCACGCTCCTGCGTCGTGCGGAGCCGAAGCGTGACCCCCTGGGGGTCACGTTCAGGGCGCACGACGTTCAGGAGATCGCGCTGGCCCCGGTCCTGGTCGCCACCACGGAGTCCGAGAACCGCCCGGATACGGGCGAGGATTACGGGGTCCGGGAGGACGTGACGATCTACTGGGACAGCAGAACCGAGGCCCCGGCCTCGGTTCTGCCTGGTGACCGGGTGCGTCTGCGTGGTGGCGTGTGGGAGCCGGTCGGCTCCCTGGTAGGGTACCCCCTGGGGGTATATCTGCGACTCAGGAAGGAGGCCCCGCGTGAGCGTTAAGTTCAAGCCCAATAAGAGGACGGCGGAGGCCCTTCTGAAGGGGTCGGAGGTGCAGGCCCTGCTCGCCAGGAAGGCGGCGGAGGTCGCCTCGCGCGCGGGCGAGGGCTTCACCTCCGGCGTGCGCGTGGGTAAGGATCGCGCCCGCGCCTACGTCCTCCCGGAAACGTACAAGGCCCGTAAGAACCAGGCGCGTAACCACGTGCTGGAACGCGCCGTAGGAAGGGGTTAACGATGAGCCACCCACTCCCCGATCTCCAGAAGCTGGTGATCGACTACCTGAACCGCCCTGGTGTCGTCCAGGGTCTCGAGGGCGAGCTGAAGGGCACCACGGTGGGCGGCGTGCGCCCCTCCACCGAGGAGGACCCTCACCCCTACGTCCTCGTTCTGGCGACGGGAGGCCCCGGCCAGCATGACCGGGTGCTCTACACCGCCCAGATCACCATCGACTCCTACGCGGCCACCTCGTGGTGGGCGGGCGAGCTTGCCCGCCGCGTCGGAGATGCTGTCCACGCTCTCCCGAGTGCGGACGGCCCGGTGGCGGTCGTGCAGTCTCCCGCTCCGGCGGAGCTGCCCGATCCTGACACCGATCTGCGTCGCTACACGGCGACGTACCAAGTCACCGCAAAGTTAGGAGTTGCACCGTGAGTAAGACTAACGCCGATCTCGCGTTCATGGCGGGGTCCGAGAAGGACACGCTGTGGCTCGGTCCCGCCGGGACCGACCTTTCCACCATCACCAACCTGACCACCGCCATGCCTGCGGGCATGGTCGATGTGGGCTGGCTGTCCGAGGATGGCATGGGCCTGGGCATGTCCGATTCTGTGGACAAGGTGCGAGGCCATCAGGGCCACGGCGTTGTCCGCACGTACATGTCCGAGTCTTCGACCACGTTCAAGGCCTCGCTCCTGGAGTCCAAGCTGGAACTCCTGAAGCGTTACCTGGGCGTGCTGAAGACTGAGAAGGTCACGGCGGGTACGTCCTCGATCACCCGTATGGAGGTTTCGACCTCCCGCAAGGTCGAGGGCCTCGTGGGCGTGGCGGACCTGTTCGACGTGTCCACCGGCAAGCAGCGTCGTTACGTCTTCAAGCGCCTGGAGCTTGGTGAACGTAGCGACATCTCGTACAAGGTGGGCGAACTCACCGTGTACGAGTACAACCTCGAGGTCCTGGACGGCTACGTCCTGCTGACCGATGAGGAGGGCCTGAAGGTCGTCTGACCCCTGGTCTCCCACCCGCGCGCCGTGTCTGTTCTCCCGGCGCGCGGGTGGGCATCACACCCCTGGAGAACAGACCAATTTAACCGATAGCCAATTTTTAGGAGAACAGATCATGGCTACCAAGACCACCACCGCCCGTAAGCCCGCCGCCCGCAAGGCCCCCTCCGCCGCTGAGCTGGCGCGCCGCGAGGCCCAGTCCAAGCGCGACACTGGCGCGCCCCAGCCCGTTCACGTCGAGGTCATGGGCGTTGCCCTCGACGTTGACCCCACCGACGTGGATGATTTCGACGCAATGGTGGCAATGGAGCAGGGCGACTACCGCCCCATGCTGGAGCTACTTATCCCGGATGAGGGCGAGCGCGAGGCCGCGCTGACCGCCCTCCGTGAGGAGTCCGGCAAGCTCCGATACTCCAAGGTGGTCGAGTTTGTCCAGTCGGTTTTCCAGTCTCTCCGACAGGGAAACTGATTGGCCTCGCCACCTTCCTGGAGGACCACTGGGAGGTGCTAGAGGCCGACTTCCAGATGACATACAACCTTGACCTGACGGAGGTTTTCACCGGAGGCCTGTCGCTGCGTCGTGTCAAGGTGCTGATCGACAACCTGCCCTCCGGGTCGCTGCTCCGCAAACGCATGGGCGGAGCAGCGGCCTGGACGGACGAGGTGGCGGCGACCTTCGCCGCTAACCATCGTCTGGAGGGTATAATCATTACGTCCCTGGGTGGCAAGAAGGGCGACGTGCCCAAGCCGGTCGCCCCGCCTGAGCCTGGCTGGTTCGAGCGGGCGGAGGCAGAGGCCCAGAGGCGTGAGGAACGGGCGCGACGGTGGGTCGCGGCGCACAGTTAGGAGCGGATTGTGGCGGAAAATGGCTTTAGCCTGGGCACGGCGTGGATTCAGATCGCGCCGTCCCTGAAGGGCCTGAACGATTCCGTCCGCAAGGAGCTGGGCGACGTCGATACCAAGCCCGCTGAGAAGAAGATCGAGTCCGGCCTTGGCGGCGCTTTCAAGAGCGCGGCCAAGGCCGGGGCGCTCGCCCTCGGCGCTATGGGCGCTATCGGCGCGGTGGTGGGTTTCGCGGACGTCGCCCGCGAGGCCCTGGCCGCGTCCGACGCGACCGACAAGTTCAAGAACACCCTGTCCTTCGCGGGTGTCGCGTCGGATGAGATCGAGAAGCTGACCGCTAGTACAAAGAAGTACGCGGACGATACGGTCTACGAGCTGGCGGACATCCAGAACATCACGGCCCAGCTCGCCGCCAACGGTGTGGAGGGCTACGACCAGCTGGCCGAGGCCGCCGGTAACCTCAACGCGGTCGCGGGCGGCAATGCCGACACCTTCAAGTCGGTGGGTATGGTGCTGACCCAGACGGCGGGTCAGGGAAAACTGACCACTGAGAACTGGAATCAGTTGGCCGACGCGATTCCGGGCGCGTCTGGCAAGCTCCAGGAGGCCCTAGAGAAGAATGGCGCATATACCGGGAATTTCCGTGATGCGATGGCGAAGGGCGAGATCACCGCCCAGGAATTTAACCAGGCGATTCTGGACCTTGGCTTCACCGACGTTGCTCGTGAGGCCGCAACTTCTACCAGCACGATTGAGGGCGCGTGGGGTAACCTCCAGGCTGCGCTCGTCACGGGCGGTATGGACATCGTGGACCGCATCAAGCCCGCCCTGACGGACTTCATGGGTGTGGTCGCTGAGGGCGCGTCCGCCGCGTTCGGCTGGATCAACGGGTCCCTGTTCCCGGCGCTGGAGTCGATCTGGACGCTGGTCACCACCGGCTCCTACGACGGGAACCTTTTCGGCCTCGCGTCGGACTCGGGTGTCATCACGGCGCTGACCACGATCAAGGATACCGGCCTGGACCTGTATAACTGGGTGACCGGGACGCTCGTCCCTGGCGTGCAGTCGTTCTTTGACCTCGCGGTCAACGGCAACTTCGACGGGAACTTCTTCGGGGTCGAGGAGGACTCGGGCCTTATCGACTTTATTCTATCGGTGCGCGACCACGTGATGGACATCTGGGGCTTCTTGTCCACGACGGTGATACCCGGCGTGGCGAACTTCCTGGGTGCGGTCGTGTCCTCCCCGTTCTGGGGCGTGCTGGGATCGTTCTTCGGCGCGCTCGTGCAGAACAAGGTCATCCTGGAGGCCGTCGTGGGCGGCTTCGTCGCCTGGAAGGCGGTCACCGGCACCATGAGCCTTGTCGCGCTGACGACCCAGGTGTGGGGTCAGGTGTCGGCGTGGACGGCGGCGAAGGTCGCCAAGGCGGGAGACCTTGCGGAGACCGTCGCCCTGAAGGCCATGTACGCGGGCGACTTCCTGCGTAGCATCGTGCAGCAGGGCGTGCAGGTGGGCCGCACGACCGCCGCCTGGGTGGCTCAGAAGGGCGCTATGGTAGCGGGCAAGGTGGCTACGGGCGCGTACACCGCCGCCCAGTGGCTCCTCAACGCGGCTATGGACGCGAACCCGATCGGTCTGATTGTGGTCGCTATTGGCGCGCTGGTCGCGGCCTTCGTCGTCGCCTACAACAAGAGCGAGACGTTCAGGAACTTCATCGACGGCATGTGGGCGGGCATCAAGTCCGCCGTCGGCTCGGTCATCGACTGGTTCAAGACTTACCTCCTACCCGTTTTTGAGTCGGTGTGGGAGGGCATCAAGGTCGCCGTGTGGGTCGTGGTGACCGCTATCGCGCTCTACATCGAGGCGTGGAAGGCCGTCCTCCAGGGTATCGCGGACTTCATCGTGACCTACGTCTGGCCCTATATCCAGACCGCGTGGGAAGGCATCAAGACGGGAGTTGCGACGCTGTGGGAGTACATGCAGTCGGCGTGGGCTGGCATCCAGTCGGCGGTGCAGACGGTGGCGGACTTCTTCACGGCCTACGTCCTCCCGGTGATCGTCGCCGTGTGGGACGGCATCAAGGCCGGGGCTGGCCTCCTGTGGGACGGCATCCAGGCGTACTGGGGCTACATCCAGACGTGCGTACAGGTCGCCGCCGATCTGTTCCAGGCCTACGTCCTGCCGGTGATCACCGCCGTGTGGGATGGCATCAAGGCCGGGGCGGAGCTTCTGTGGAACGGCATCCAGGCCGTGTGGACGGGTATCCAGACCACCGTCCAGACGGTGACGGGCTGGTTCCAGTCCTACGTGCTGCCCGTGATCTCGACCGTGTGGGAGAACATCAAGGCGGGCGCGCAGGCGCTCTGGACGGCCATCACGTCGATCTGGGACGGCATCAAGAACTCGATCAACTCGGTGGCCACCTGGATGAGCGGCACGCTCCAGTCGATCATTTCGACGGTGACGGGTGGCATCCAGTCGGCCTTCCAGTCGATGAAGGACAGCGTGGCGAATATCTGGAGCTCGGTCAAGTCCGTGGTCGCCAAGCCCATCAACTTCATCATCAACACCGTGTACACCAGCGGTATCAAGAAGACGGCGGACAGCATGGCTGAGAAGCTCGGCCTGTCCTTCCGCCTCCCGGCGGTCTCGCCTATCGCTGAGTACGCCTCGGGTGGTGTCCTGCCCGGATACACGCCGGGCCGGGACATCTACCATTTCTTCTCTCCGGATGGTGGCGGCGCGCTCGCTCTGTCCGGTGGCGAGGCCATTATGCGCCCTGAGTGGGTGCGCGCGGTGGGTGGTCCCGAGGCTGTGGCGCGTATGAACGCGGCGGCCCGAGCGCACTCCTCCTACATCCCCGGCGGGGACACCGGCGTGAAGTTTGCGGCTTACGCGGACGGCGGTATCTGGGGCGCGGTCAAGGGCGGTTGGGACTGGATCAAGGACGCAGCCGACACGATGGGCAAGATCATTGCCGACCCCATCGGCGCGGTGGCGAACTTCATCAAGGCCCCGGTGAACGCCCTCATGGCTAATCTGCCCGGCACGGGCATGATCTCGGACTCGATGCGCGCCGTCCCCGGCATCTGGATCGACGGCTTCGCCAACTGGCTGAAGGGCAAGACCGAGACAATGGGCGCGGTCGGCATCGTCAACGCCGCCAGGAAGGCCATCGGCGTGCCCTACGTGTGGGGTGGCTCGTCTATCCCGCCGGGCCTCGACTGCTCCGGCCTGGTCTACTGGGCGGCGCACCAGATGGGCAGTTCGATTCCGCGTCTGACGGCGGCGGGCTACCAGTCTGGCTCTAGCGCGGGCAACGCCAGCGTCCCCGGCACGCTCCTGTACTGGGGCAACCCGGCCTGGCACGTCGCCATTTCGTCCGGCAATGGCATGATGGTGGAGGCACCTAAGCCCGGCGCTTTCGTGCGCGAGACCGGCATCTGGGGAAGTCCGACGGCGGGCACTTACAAGTTTGACAACGGGGGCTATCTCCAGCCTGGCCTGACCACCGTCCTGAATAAGACGGGTAAGCCGGAGCCGGTCTTTACGTCTGGTCAGTGGGACGCGCTTCAGAACCGCGTCGCAGCGACCAGCGGGCCGGATACGCTGGTGGTCGTGGACGAGGACGGCCAGCTCATGGCGCGGATGCGCGTCGCGGCCAGGGGCGCGGTGAATGACGCGCTGGCTCCGGCTTCTCGCACTCGCGCCCGTGATCTCCTCGGCGCAGGCTTCTAACAGGAAAGGACGGTCCACGAATGGCTGTCGTATGGTCCGCTTCTAGCGGCTACATGTTCATTGGCATTGCCCTGGACTGGTCAGGCGACCCCGCCAGCGGGTCGGTCACGGTCACGGCGACCGTGACCGCCTGTTCGGACGGGTACGGCCACAACTGGACCAACAGGTGGCGCTGGTGGGGCTACTCGGGCGAAGGCTCCGAGGCGTTTAGCTTCTCGTCCGGCTACGGGCAGACGGTCTACAAGCAGCTAAGCCAGTGGAGCTTCAACGTCCCGCTCAAGTACGGGCAGGAGACCACGGTGGGCATCGGGGCGAGCCTCGGGCCGATCTGGAACGGCGGCAACCCTGCCGTCGAGAACTACCTGACGCTGCCTGCACGCCCGGTCAATATCCCGAACGCTCCGACGGTCGCCCGCGCCACCCGCGTCAGCGACTCCCAGATCACGGTGGACTGGATCGCCCCGCCCCAGGGCGAGGCCAACCCTATCGACAACTACGTGGTGGAACGTCGTGTTGATGAGTCCGCGGACTGGGAAGTTGTCGCTCCGGTCAAAAATGCGGTCTCCCTGGCGACCTTCAATGTGACCGCCGGGCATAAGTACACGTACCGCGTGAAGTCGGAGAATAGCGCGGGTGGTTCGGCTTATGCTGAGGCGGAGCCGGTGTTCACGACTCCGCCCGCGCCGATCAACGTCCACGCGGAGAAGAACGCGGACGGCGATATTCTGATCACGTGGGAGAACAAGGCCCCGTACACTCCGACCAGGTGGGATGTTTACGACGGCAACCAGTTGCTCGTGCGTCTGCCCCTAAAGACGGATGAGCCGTTCTTCAAGCACCGCAACCCCCGCTTGGACGTGACGCACCAGTACCGCGTCGTCTGCGTGGGCGGGACGGTGGAGTCTGCGAAGTCGGCCCCGTCCAACGTCGTGCAGCTCCTGGCGCGCCCGAACGCCCCGGAACCGACTTCGGACGGCGTGTACTTCCCGTCCGACGACCCCGTGATTCTGACCTGGCGGCATAATCCGACCGACTCCAGCCCGCAGACCCGCTACAGCCTCCAGTACCTGAAGAAGGCCACCAACACGCCGGGGCCGACGTTTGACCGCCGCGACACCGCGCAGCAGGCGACGGTGGGCGTGCTCCAGGTCGGCGCGTATGAGTATTGGGTGAAGACCTGGGGCCTCCATGCGGATGCGTCCCCGATCTCCCGTCGAGCGACGTTCTACGTGGAGCCGCGCCCCGTCGTGTCGATCCAGTCCCCCTCCCAGACGGTCAAGACCTCGTTCGTGGAGGTCGCCTGGGCGTACTCGGCTAACGGTGGCACCGCGCAGTCGAGCGCCCGCGTCGAGCTATACCTGGGCGGCAACAACCTGATCGAGACGCAGGAGGTGCGCGGGCCGCTGACTCGCGTCCGCCTGAACACGTACCTGGAGAACGGGCGCACTTACCGCGTGGTCGTGGTTGCGACGAACGCGCACGGAGTGCAGTCCAGGATCACCAACCAGACGTTTGCGGTGGCTTACGAGAAGCCTCCGGCCCCGCGCGTGTACCCGGAGTGGGACGACCTGGCGGGCTGCGTGCGGGTCCGCGTGGTGAACCCGGCTCCCGAGGCTGGCAAGCCCGCCGCCGTGCGCAACCGGGTGGAACGCAGCGACGATGGTGGGCGCACGTGGACGACGATCACCGAGGACCTGCCCGTGTCGGGCCAGCTCCTCGATTACCAGTCGGTTAGCCACGGGGCGGCGGCGTATCGCGTGACCGCCACGTCGGCGTTGCCTTCGTCGGCGGTCACCACGGAGGAGCTGGTCCTGGACTCGTGGGCCATGTGGATTGGCGGGGGCCAGAATTTCGGCTTCACCGTCCCGCTGCGGTGGGACCCGCTCCACTCGTGTAAGACGGGCCTCGCCAACCGCAAGCTGTACCGCTTCGCGGGCCGCGAGCGCGCCGTGGAGATGGCAGGAAGGCACCGACAGAAGACCCTGAGCCTGTCCGCGACCCTGTTTGACGAGGACTTCTGGATGATCCAGCGCCTGGAGGAGCTGTCCTATATGGCGGGGCCGTTCCTGTACCGCGACCCGATGGGCCGCCGCGTTTACTGTTCGGTCAAAGACTTCAACGCTGACCGGGCGCTGTCGGGCAAGTGGAGTGTTAAGCTGGAGGTCGAGGAGGTGGACCATGAGTAACCGGCTTGACCACGTGGAAAACGCGCTCGCGGAGCTGATCAGGGAGAAGTATCCGGAGGGTGCGCTGGTTGGCGCGTGGACCGTCTCCTGCGAGGTCCTGACCACGGAGGCGGACGAGGACTCTCGCGCCCTGTGGTTCCTGGAGGGCCGGGGGTCCCTGATCACCCGGCGCGGCCTGATCGAGCTGTCTCGTGACGTGCTCGCGCGGACGGTGAAGGAGACCGACGAGTGAGCGGTCTCGACACCCATAGGCAGGCGGATTACACGGTCACTCTCCTGGACTCCAAGGACCGTGTAATCCGTCGTCTGGACGGCGTGACTGGCGGGAACATAACGCTTAGCAACTCCACGCGCCTGCGCGCGTCCGGGAGCCTGCACCTCACGGAGGCGTGCGGGCCTATCGACTGGATGACTCAGCGCGTCCGCGTCGACTACGCCACGTCCGGCCAGACCTGGGGCCTGGGCGTGTTCCTCCTGTCTGCGCCCACCCGCTCCTACGGTGAGGCCGGGTCTACGTGGGACGTTGACCTGTCGTCCCCGCTGGCCCTCCCGGACGCTGATTGCGTGGACCGCACCTACGTGGTGAAGGCCGGGTCCAACCTGATCGACGTGGCGGCGGGGCTGCTGCGCGACACCGGCCTGGAGCGCCTGTCCATCACCCCCTCGACGGCCACCGCGTCGTCCGACATCGTGTACGACCCCGGCAAGTCCCGCCTGACTATCGCCAACGAGCTACTCTCGGCGGCGGGCTACTGGTCGGCGCACCCGGACGGTGAGGGGCAGGTCCACCTGGACCCCTACGTGCGTCCGGCGGCGCGCGGCGTGGCCTACGACTTCCGGGAGGGCGCGAGGGCTATCCACCTCCCCGAGTGGGAGCGTGAACTGGACGCGGCCAGCGTCCCCAACAAGGTGGTCCTGGTGTCCGAGGGTAGCCAGGATAAGGCGGCTCTGGTGGGCGTGGCGACCAACGAGGACCCCGCCAGCGCCTACTCATTCCAGGCGCGCGGACGGTGGATTGTCGAGACCCAGACGGGCGTGGAGGCCGCTAATCAAGAGTCTATCGACTCGCAGGCGCGCCGCCGTCTCATCGACGTGTCTACGCCGTCCGCGTCGATCACAATCCAGCACATGCCGGTGCCGATCCAGCCTAACCAGGTGGCGGGCTTCTCCAGCCAGGGGCACACGACGCAGGGTGTCGTGAAGGAGATCGAGTACACGCTGGACCCCACCGCGCTCGTGAAAACCAAGCTCCTGGAGGTGACCGACCTATGACGACGCTCGATTACCTCATGAATGTGGTGGCGGGCTTGCGCTCGCGCCTCGACCTCGCTCCTGTGTTCCGGTGGGCGGTCGTGGTGGGCACCGACCCGCTGCGCGTGCAGCTCGACGGCGACGCAACGCCCCTGTCCGCTGACCCGATCAACTTCGCGGGCGACCTGAAGACGGGCCGCCGCGTCTGGACGGTCAGCGTGAACCGCCGCCTGTACCTGCTGGGGACGGTGCGGGAGACTCAGACGGGCGACGGTGGATCGTCTGCCCCTGTGGGGACAGTCGTGGCCTATGCGGGGGTGAAGGCTCCCGCCGGGTGGCTCCTGTGCGACGGTACGGCCTACAAGAAGTCGCAGTATCCGGCGTTGGCGGCGGTCCTCGGCGCGACGGGCACGGGCGCGGACTTCACGGTGCCGGACTTGCGCGGTCGGTTCCTCATGGGCACGTCGGCCACCCACCCGCGAGCGCAGACGGGCGGCGAGGAGACCCACACCCTGACCACCGCTGAGATGCCGTTCCACAACCACAAGGTGATCGGCCAGGGTTACGACAGCTCGTGGTTTGGCGGCGTGGGTATCTGGCGGTCGGATGCGGGCTCGGGCGGCAAGTGGACCGTCGCGGCGGGGTCCGGTTCGGGCCAGCTTGGCTACCTGGACGCGGCGGCTACGGGCGGCAACAAGCCGCACAACAACCTCCCTCCGTTCTACGCGGTGGGCTACATTATCAAGGCCTGATGAGAGAGAGAGAGAGAGAGGTACATATCATGACCGCATCAAGCACGGCGCTGATCGCCGCGTCCAAGGACGCGACGCTGAAGGAGCGGACGGTGGCCCTCGCGGCCACCCTGGGCATGACGGAAAACGAGGTGGAGGCCTCGTGGAGGAACATCCTCGTGACCAACGCGGACGATCAGGGCAAGGGCACGATTGCCGACGTGTACGCTTACGCGCTGGAGGCGCGTAGGCAGGCGCTGGCGAAGCTCCCGCCGGAGGTGGGAGAAAACCTCGCCGCCGTGACGGACGAACATCTCCTGTACGCTCTGCGACAGGCCCTGAAGGATACGAAGAAGGAGAAGTAACGATGCCAGATATTGACGCTTTTGCGTATGACATGGAATGGTGGTGTTCCTACGGGGACCTGGGTTACGACCAGTGGAACCGTTGGGACCTGCGCGTGGGTGGCGAGACCGACTGTTCGGCGCTCGTTATCGGCGTGCTGAAGGCGCGCGGTTTCGACACCGGCAACGCCACCTACACGGGCAACATGGCCAGGGAGCTGACGGCTCGCGGCTGGGACCTGCTCGACCCGGACACCGACCTGGAGCGCGGCGACATCCTGCTCAACCACGCCAACCACGTGGCCGTCTACCTGGGTGGCGGTCTGCTCGCTCAGGCCTCGATTGACGAGCGCGGCGAGATCGCGGGCGGACAGTCCGGCGACCAGGCCAACGAGACCAACGTCAAGCCCTACTACGATTATCCGTGGGACTGTGTGCTCAGGTTCACGGGGTCGGATACGGGCGGCGTGTCCACCTACGGCCACGGTTCCGGCTACAACGCCAACGGCTACGGCGAGGACTACGTGCGCGAAGTCCAGCAGCAGCTCCTGGCGCGTGGCTACGACCTGGGCGAGGACGGCGCGGACGGCATCCTGGGCGAACAGACGTACAACGCCATCAAGTCCTTCCAGGAGGCTAACGGCGGCCTGGAGATCGACGGTATTCCCGGCCCCCAGACGCTGGCTGCGCTGCGCGGCGCGAGCATCGTCCCCACCGCAGCCCACCAGCCCGCCGTTGACGGCTACTGGGGCGACGCGACGACCCGCCTCCTCCAGGGTGTCCTGGGCACGACGGTGGACGGCGTGGTGTCGTCCCAGGCGGCGGTGAACCGCGACAGCCTGCCCGGCTGCACGACCGGCTGGGAGTTTGTGCCCACCGAGGTCGCGGAAGGCTCCCTCCTCATCGAGGCCATGCAGACGGCACTCGGCGTGGAGGCAGACGGCCTCATGGGGCCGGACACGGCGAACGCACTCGCCGCACGGTACGGACTGGAGGGCGACGGCTGCCTTGACGCGCCGTCTCCGACGGTCGAAGCAATGCAGCGCGAGCTGCTGAATGGAGGATGGTAATCATGAGCGCTCCGAAGCACGCTCTCACGACTGATCGCACCCGCTGGGCGGCTCTCACGCCGGATCGCCGCAAGGCCCTGTATGGCATTGTCGCGGCGCTCCTGGCGCTGGGCATGGCCTACGGGTACGTCACGCCCGAGCAGTCCACGCACTGGCTCGACGTGGCGGACAAGGCGCTGGGTCTGATCGCTCTCGTGATCGCCGCGTCTCACACGGGAGGGGTCTACGAGGCCCCGATCTATGGTGAGCGCGACGGGGAGGATTCGCCCCAGTGAGTCCCGGCGAGGTCGTGGCCGTCATCAGTGCCTCCGGGGTCGCCTTCGGGGGCCTGGTGACCGCCGTGTCCGTCCTCGCTGGCATCAAGTGGGGACGAGAGAAGGCCAAGGCGGAGGCGCTCCTGGTCCGGGAGCAGGTCGGCAAGGCTCGCGCTGAGCGCGAGCAGGCCGAAACGTCGGCCACGCTGGAGGCTATCGCGGGGAAGATCGACCAGCGTCTGGACGCGCTGGAGGCCTCGCTGTCCGAAGTACACCATGAGGTGACCCCGAATCATGGGGGCAGCATCAAGGACGCGGTACGCCGCATCGAGCAGAATCAAGAGGGTTTCCGTTCGACGTTGGACGCGCACGGCCAGGTTCTCGCCTCCCACAGTCAGGTGCTCACCGGTATCACCGAACGCCAGGACCGCGATATGCGCGACCTGGGCGCTCGGATTGACAATATTCAGGAGACGGCGTGGGCGGAGCACGAGGCGCTCCGGGATACGCTCTCGACCATAGGAGCGTCGTCATGACTGCTTTCATCGAGGGGTCCGTGCAGACCCCCACCGGGCGTATCGTCCCCATGACGGTTCACGCGAAGCCCATCCCGGACCCGGCGCGGATGGCCGACGGGAACGTGCTCGTCGCGGGTAATCTCGCGGCGGGTGTTCGCACGCCGATCTCTGCCGCCCTGCACCCTGGGCGGTACAGGCTCCGCGTGTTCACCCTGGCGGGCCTGTTGGCTGAGCGCGAGATGGACCTGGTGGAGGGCCAGCACGTGACTATCGCGGAGCTGCTGGAGCCGACCACGGTCCTAGCGTCGCCTGCTGTTGAGCCCGAGCCGCGAGCGCAGCCGGGCGTAACGCCGCCCGCCCCTCCTGCCCCGGCGGGGCCGTCCGGCCCTCC